TGGATGATGTGAAAAAAATTATTAATGCCTTACGTATAATCGTCAGTCCTGACTCTTGCGCTCACAACGATCTAAAGCATTTACTTACAGACATCCAGGAGGACAACTGACCACTTCCACAACTGTCACACCGCTCCACACAGGGGTGCTTTTTATTGTACAATACTCTTATAGTCAATCAGGAACCATTGACCAACTAGTGACCTCACACAAATTCGTTGACAGCGCTAAAGGAGTAGCATGATGAGTAAGCACTGGGATGTAATGAACAAGTTGGAAGAGTCATTCTCCAACATTACTACAATTAGTTTCATGTTAAAAGAGCTAACTGAAGCAATGGACAACAATCGTATGGATGCTGCACGTGATATTGCCCATGCACTGAATGCTTTTATGCCAGTGTATATGGACAATTGGGATCGTAACTTTAAGAAAGCATGGAATGAGGTGGTGAAAGATGACTGACGAACAATGTGACACCTAATCAACTGTCATACCCCATGTTGCATGGGGCGTGTTTTGCTCTATAATAACTACATCAACGAAACAACCATGTCTAACAACACTTCTAGTTCTTCTGGCGGCATTGGTTTCCCTGGTCTGCTAACTATTCTCTTCATCGGTCTCAAACTCACTGGGCATATTACTTGGCCCTGGGTATGGGTGCTGTCTCCTATGTGGATCAGTCTTCTACTTGCTGCTGCTATTCTCGGTTTCGCTTTTATCATCCTGCTCCTCCAAAAATGAACGACCAGCACACTCTTGACTTTCAGATTGCTGACACTCTAGAGAAAATCCAAGAGATCAATCCAGATCTGTATGGTATGTGGTATAGTAAGTTGTATCCTCCTCATGGTGACGGCAACTACTGGACCGCAGAAACTCTTGCTCATTTGAATAATCTCTTGAAATGATTAGAGCAATCCTCAATCAAGTTCCAGTTAGGTATGGATCTTATTCTGCTGAAGGTAACAAGATCCGTAGGACATTCTCCAACGGTTTCAGTTACATCGTAGAAGAATGTAATTCACCACAAGAAGCACAACGCATCGTAAATGACCTCAACCAACCAAGACGGAGACCCTTCCCATGAGAATTGAAATCACTGATGCACCACATCCAACCAAAACATATACTGCTACAATCTGGGATGGTCCTGATGGAATTGATGAGGATAGTTTTGTTTGTCGCAGTCTTGGAGAATGTTTTGAACAGATTGTAATGTGGAGAACACTCAACGCACAACAGTATCTTAGTGGAACTGATCCAGAAACTCTTTATGATATTATTGTTCGTTGGTGGGGAGATGCCGAAACACAAGACAAAGACCCCATTATTGCTGACCTTGTAGATGATATTGAGAAGTGGTTGAGGAACAAACGATGACTGAAAAAACAATTCAATTGAACCTCACAGAGGAGCAGTTCAATATGATTTGGAATGCTCTGGTGTTGAGTGCGGATGAACTGGTAGATGAGGATGATATTAGGGTTAATATTGAAACTCTAAATGAAATGGAGGACATTATGGAAGAACTTGGACTTGAAGTATTTGGAGATGTTGATGATGACTAAACGCAATTTTGAAAAAGAACTATGCCATTACATCTACAATGACCCAGAGTATGGTGAAGACATTGAGAATATTGACTATCGTTCCTTGATTTGTATTATCACCGAGTTGTGTGATAGAATAGAACAACTTGAAAAGGACAACGAACTTCTGAAATCTTATGCTTGGGAACAATGACTGAAGAATATGGACACATTCCTGATGCCTTTGATATGCTACCAGATGAGGATATATTGACCGAACATCCAGCAAACAATTGGGAGTGGGAAGACACTGCTGAAGTCGCATTTCAGGAGTGGTTTAATGATGACTATGGGAGTCCTTATTCCCTTCGTTCAGAGTGGTTCTTTGGTGATTGTAAAGTACAAGACGAGAACACATTAAAAGATCTGATGTACAAGTGGTTGCACTCAGCCTTCTTGACGGGTTATAATACTGGGAGATGTGCCAAGACCAATGACTGAAGACATCCAACAACCAAATGGTGATTTTTTAAAAAACTATCCAGATGTCACTCGTGTTGAAGTAATTACCAGTGAAGGAAGAGAGTTTGTAAGATACGAATGCTCTAATGTTCAAGTATCACTTCAAGATGACGGACAAACACTCAAAGTATTTCTCTTTACGACTTATGAATAATGATATGCCTTGGGTTAATCTGACTCAAGAAGAAGTGAATGATCTAAGAAATAAAAAGTTTGAACTCACACAATACGGCAAACAAAAATTTCGCAAGATGATGAACAACAATCCTACTATTGACGAAATGTTTGAAGAGGCAGAGCGTAAAGAACAAGCAAATCGTATCCTTGAACGATACAATCACTTCTACAATCTTGAGTGTTCTGGTCTTTCTCACGGCACACCTATCACGCCTGAGTTTCAACAGGCTATGGCATTAGAATGCATGTTGGATGCTCTGAGGTGTGAGAACCTTAATCGTGAGTATAATGAGATTGCGATTGTTGATATTGAGGACTTGATTGATGGGTTGTATCAACAAGGAAAAGATTATCTTGAACGAGTAAGGACATTCCAAGAAGAGGCACAAAAATGACTGAAGATGACAAGTATGCTCTCAAAGAGTTTCTTAATGGTGTAGCAGTTACTCTTGGTGTTGTAGGTATTGGTATGTTAATCGTTGGAGTACTATCAATGAACAATACACCAATCGATCAACCATCATTTGAAGTGGTTGACAAGTACAAAGGATGTGATGTAGTACGCTATGCACCACATCAAGTTGCAGAGTATAAGTATTTCCTGTATTGTGAGAAGAACAAATTTACTCAATATGGCAAACAAAAGTTCAAAGAGATAAGTCAAAAGTAATGGACTTTCCAGTGTTTTTAAATAAGTGGATCATCGGATTTAAACCGATTAAGTATACACCATTCTGGTGGTGGTATCGTTTGATGTGCCATAAAGGTTTTCGCTTTGATGATTATGGTATTTGGGGTGAGTTCTGGCACACATTAAATCATGGATGGCAACACATGGAATCAAAGAAAGTAATTATTTGTGAACCCGATTCCTATCAACGACGTATTATTTGTATAGAACAATGACAATCACTAAAACCTGGCAAGTAATGAATGATCTTGAGGATGCTTTTTCTCAGATTACTACATTTAGTTTCATGCTCACACAACTACAAGAAGCGGTTGACAAAAATGACACCTCTGCAATAGTGGATATTGTTGCATCTCTTAACGCTTTTTATCCGGTTTATTGTGATAACTGGGACAAAAAATTCAAAATAGCATGGGATCAAATAGTTAAGAAACGCGGAGTTGAATGATGAAGAATCTGCCTGATAAAAAACAACTGGATATTATGTGGACAATGGCAACCAGTGGCGCTTTGGAAACTGGCACACGGCCTCATTATGGATTTGCAGATTTGCTATATGATTACCTTACAGACAACCTCGAAAACACTTATGGAGTAGAGTTTTGCTATGAATCCGAGATTAAAGGAAAAACTTCTGATATATCTTATAAAGAAGCAGAGATTATTAGAGATACCTGGCCTTCTCTATATACCTATCAAAGAATTTTAGAAGATGAGAAAAAGAAAAACGATCTGGAGGATTTGGGCTTTGGCCTTAGGAGAGAAGGCGGGGAAAGATGACAGAGAGTCAGATATCATTGCTATTATACGCACTATTATTTTTATCACTTACCTCATTACTAATATTGCTATCATTTCCAATGCAATAAGGCACTGGAATGATGTAGATTATTCTGTTCCAGAAAAACTATCATGATTTCTTCTGACAGATATTTACAGTTCTCTCCTGATAAAATATCTCATTTAAATCATTTAATAACCTCTAGGAGTAAGTATTATCCTTTGTCTCTTAAAGACACCGATTCTGTTAATATTTTTTCTATTCCTTGCGTATCTGTACTCACATTTTTAAGCAAAGCGATAAAAATTGTAGAAAACACAGAAGAGTACACAGAATACTTGCTTATAAAATCTTTCGGAGATGGGAAAAGTTACGAAAAAACTCCGCCTGGATCTATAAGAATATACGGACAAAACTTAGTTTGTTTTTATAATGGAAAAACGTGGAGAAGGCTTAAATAGGGCGGTTTTGCCTTATCCAGGTAGAGAATTACTCCCGCAGTCAAAAAGTGCATTTTTTGCCTTTAAATCGGGCTTTAAGCAGCGTTATATCTATGATCTTGGGCTGTCTACTGGAGAAGTGTTGTATGAATGCGCCGGAGGAATGGGCATTTCTGAAGAGAGATATATCATCCAACTGCATGAGTTGTTAAAGATGGGATATGCAGAGTCACTAATCCATGAGGTATTTGAAAAAGATTTTAAGGGGAAGTGGGGCCCGGCTAAATTCAAACGACTCAAGAGAGAAGTCAATTTGTCTTTGAGCAATCCTTCAAAGAGAATAATTGCAAAGTTATATTGTCTTTTGGCCTGCAGTGGGTTCAGACATAAATTCGATAGGTTTAATAGTTTTGCCGGAGACTACTTTCCTCATGCGCTAGATACCGTAAACTTGAGCATTTTAAATAAAAAACTAATCAACTCTGATTTTATTTTAAAGCACGGCAAGTTTTATTCTTTAGATAAAAACTTACTAACTAAACAGTCAGTTGTGCATTTTCATATGCCTAACTCAATGGGTAAGTACGGACAAAAATTTATCTGGAACTTAAATAAAAAGATAGATGTACTTGAGTATTTTGACTATCTAAACGAACAAAAAATAAACTTTTTTCTTACTTCTAGATTTGTTTCTAGAGGTAGAAAAGACCCAATTTTAGACTCTTGGTCAAAAAAATATAGCATTTTTGTTTTCCCAGAGTTTAAAGAAAAAAGTTCTTTCTCATCATCGGACATATTTATAACAAATTTTTAAAATGAAACAGCCCGAACAGCTGGGTACGCATATTCTTTTAAATATATGCGGATCTGACCCTGCTCTTTTAGATTCTATGGATGAGTTTATTACGTTTTCAGAAGGCGTACTCTATGACCATGGGTGCCATTTAATTAATTACCAAAAGCATAAGTTCCAACCTCAAGGTTTCACAGCGATTTTTATGCTTGCAGAGTCTCATCTTTCTATTCATACCTGGCCAGAGAAAGGCGTTGCTGCCTGTGACATTTTTACTTGCGGCATTGTTAATACCGAAGCAATTGCACAAGAGTTAGTTCGTTGGTTTTCTCCTCTAGAATATTCTCTTAGAAAAGTCTCTAGATAAATAAAACTACTTATGATATAATATATAGGTACATACTAAAAAGCCATGGCAGGAAAACGATCGATCTCTGGTTCCATATTTATCCCTGGAAAACCCAAATCTACTTCTCAAGGCCGCTCAAAAAATACAACCTATTCTGCAACTAGTAGAAATAAGCCCAGAAAGAAATATCGCGGACAGGGGCGCTAGGTCCTAAATTCTTAAGGAGATACCTCCTTTTTTTTTTCGGGATGTAGTAGAAAAGTATAACGCTGCTTTTGGGAAGCAGAGGAGAGGGGGCAGTACCTTCCATCCCGATTTAAGTGTATAGGTTTATATGCGAATTAATCTTTGGTACTCGAACGAATTAAATCAGTGGAGATGGACTCTTACTGATAACCGTAGGCCTGTTTGTCATCAAGAATCTGGACAACAACCGGATCTTAGGGCTGCAATGAATGACGTTGCAAATACTGTAGAATATTTACTAAATAGAAAATTTAATTAAATCACTTTTTTACCATAGTCTAAATTACTTATAGGGAGGAGGAGTAGTTGCCTCTTTCTATTATTTATTTAGTTAAATGGAAGAAGAATTAGATAAAAAATCTTTAAAAGATAAAGACCATGAAGAAAAAAGAGAATGGCTTAGCGACTTAGTAAAACTTGTTGTTTTAGTTTGGTCTGCTTCGTTACTTACAGCGTCGTATTTCAGACTTCCTAATGGGCAAAAAATAATGGATTTCGATCCGACCTTTATTGCGTCGGTATTCTCCGGCTCATTAGCAGGATTTGGGATTGCTTCTGCAAAAAATAATAGCATGAATAATCAAAAGTCCGGGTCATCTGGACAAAATAACGTGCCAAAAACAGAACATAAAAAAGAAGAGAAAGAACCAGAAGTAAAGCCTGTGTGGAACAAGTGAGTTGAAAGATAGGTATATAAGTTTGTAGTTTAAAATGATTCCCGAAGGTTGGAAAAAAATCTCGTATTCTGATGAGATGGTACCAGAGGCTATTAGAGCTAACGCTAAGCCTGGTGCTACTTATCAAAATCCAAAATCCGGTCATACACTTCAAAAACAGGCCAATGGCCGATGGAAACTTATCGGCAAAGGTGATAATATGGGGGCAAATAAACCTGCCCCCAAAAGCTCTTCTATGCCAGACGTTTCTAAGATGAAAAAATTGGCCGAGGGAAACTACGGAATAGTATATAAAGACGAGGCAAATAATCGCGTTGTAAAGACGTTAAAAGAAGGAAAAGAATGGGGAGCTTACGAGGTGGAACTTGGAAAGCGCATGGCGGAACTGGGCCATTCTCCTAAAGTCCATTCTTCTTCTTCTCAGCATATTGAAATGGATGCAATTAATGGCAAGCCTTTATGGTCAAATGGATATAATCGCACTGATGAGGAAAAAGAGCGCGATTTGAAGATGACCGTTGTCCAAGCCGCTAAATCTCTCAAGGCTATCAAAGACCTTCATAAGCTTGGATATTTTCATGGAGATATGCATAATCAGCAGTTCATGGTAGATGGTGAAGGAGGTACGGAGTCATCTCTAATCGACTATGGTCTGAGCGATAAAATCGAAACAAATCCCACCAAGGCCATTATCGATTTCAATAAAGTATACAGACTGCTCGATATCGATCGACCCGAATTTGATTCTGATCCATTTGCGCAGTTAGTGCGTAAATCAGTAGCAGATTACAAAGAAGTAAAAGGAGCTTCTAAAAAAGCTAAAGAGCAAAAGCTAGAAATAGCAAAGAATTACGTATCTGCGTTAAAAGATATGCAATAAAACCTAGATAAACGGTTGACAAATAGCCCACTCATGGTTTATAATATACTAGTGAAATCTTTTTAATTATTTCTTTAGGATTTCATAAAAGATCATGTCGAGATCTTTTTCATCCGAGGAGGTAACTTTTCCTTCACGAGACAATTTATTACAACTATGATTAAGTCCACTTTCGCAGCTCTTGCTGCCACTCCTTTTCTCGCTAGCGCCGCGTTTGCGGGTCCTTATGTCAACATCGAAAATAACGCCGGGTTTGTAGGTAGTGATTTTGGTGGTAGTGCAACTGACTTCCACGTTGGTTATGGCGGAGAGTCTGGCGCACTTGGCTATTATATCCAAGGCGGCCCTACAATCGTAGCTATTGATGGCGCTGATACTGAAACTGGTTTTTCTGGTAAAGTTGGTGGTAGCGTTGCTGCTACTGAAAACCTTAGCGTTTATGGCGAGCTTTCCATGAACACCGCTGGAGCCGGTGATAATGGCTATGGTACTAAAGTCGGTGTAACCTGGTCGTTCTGATATAATACTTAGCAAGTAGTTTCTACGCCCTCTTCAACGAGGAGGGCTTTTTAATTAAAATGACTGTAACCAAAAACGAATTTGGCCAACTTAATATGTTTGCCAAAGAGCCAGCAATGTACATGACCAAAGAAGCTCTAGAGCGCTATGGTATTGAGCCGTACGCAGAGCGAGCTGAAAAAATGAATGGTCGTTGGGCAATGATGGGAATCATCTCTGGGATCATTTCCTACGCTTTAACGGGTAATTTGTTTTTTGGAGTAGCTTAAAATGGAAGCGTTTTTTTATACAATTACCGCTGTTGGATTTATTATTCTTCTGGTAAAATCTGTAGAAAACCTTTTTAAAACTTACTAATGACTACTTACAATGTTACTCTCCAGTCTCCTAACGGCACCGAGACTGTCATTGAATGTTCAGACGATCAATACATTCTTGAAGCGGCAGAGGAGGCGGGCGTTGATCTCCCTTCTTCGTGCAAAGCAGGCGCTTGTTCAGCTTGTGCAGGAAAACTCCTCTCTGGTACAGTAAATAACGAGGAGCAATCGTTCCTTGACGATGATCAACTTGAGGGAGGATGGGTGCTTACTTGTGTGGCGTATCCCACAAGCGATTGTGTAATTCTCACTGAGCAAGAGGAGAACCTATGATGAAAGCATTCTTTGCGTTCCTCACTGTTATGTTTCTTGCTCTTCCAGCATGGGCAATTGACGTAACAATGGGCTCAGGTGGTAATCTTGTCTTTGAACCTTCTGAAATTTCAGTTTCAGCCGGAGACACCGTTCATTTTGTAAATGGTATGTTACCTCCTCATAATGTAATTGTTGAAAACCACCCTGAACTCTCCCATGAAGGCCTTCTCTTTGCCCCTGGTGAAAGTTTTGACATTACATTTACTGAAGCTGGAGACTACACTTTTTGGTGCGCTCCGCATAAAGGTGCGGGGATGATTGGAACAGCTCACGTTTCATAAATTAATAATGCATTATTTCCATCACATTATACATATGATATTTTGCTGTCTTATTGGAGTTGGAGCAGGATCCTTGATTATCTGGGGATACAATAAGCTAAAACAAAATAAAGACCATAACTCATGAAAAAAGCTGAATGGTTAGGACAACTCTCTATTGCTCTTCAAAAATTAGAATGGACTGCTGATGATGAAATTGAGGTAGACATTGGTGGAGTAGCAGTAACAGGAACCGCTACTCATGAAGATGCTAATCCAAAATGGGCAAAACCATTTGGAACAGTTACTTATCAAAAAGATGCTTTTATTGTAATAAAAAATAAAACTCGTTTCCCAAAACAAAAATCTATTCCTAATCCCGAACTAAAACAGAAACATGACCCTTCTAGTACCTGAAGTAAATTTTCATGTGCGCGTAAGAGACGAATCCATCGAAGGTCCTAATCCTTATCGATGGGAAAATATCACAACAAAAGACTTTTTTGAAAATAAAAAAGTTATTGTTTTCTCTCTACCAGGTGCATTCACGCCTACGTGTTCTACGTACCAACTTCCAGGTTACGAAGAAAAATACGAAGAGTTTAAATATCTTGGTATTGATGAAGTTTATTGTTTGTCTGTGAACGATAGCTTTGTAATGAATGCCTGGTTTAAACAACAAAATGTCAGAAGTATTAAGCCCATCCCTGACGGTAGCGGCGAGTTTACTCATGCTATGGGTATGTCTGTCTCTAAATCGAATTTAGGCTTTGGTTTTAGATCTTGGAGATATTCAATGCTAGTGAATAACTTAGTTATTGAAAAAATCTTTGAAGAACCTGGTAAAATTGGCAATTGCTCCGTGGATCCTTATGAAGTAAGCGATCCTCAGACTATGCTTAATTACTTAAAACTAAATGCTTAAATATTTTCTTGCTACTATTCGATGGGGTAAGTTATCCCCTGAAGATAAAAATAAAGTAAAGTCTTTGTCTTTAAAAGAAATTTTTAATTCTGCCTATCTAACTAAAAATTATTACGGATAAACATCATGGAAAAGTTTGGTTTTACTCCTGAAGCAGAGATCCTTAACGCTCGTCTTGCGATGCTAGGTTTTGTTGCTGCTGTAGGTTCTTACCTGGTTACCGGACAGATTATTCCTGGAATTTGGTAAAATAATTAAAACTTAATTAAATTTACAGCTTTAGATTAAAATTAAAGAGATAGGCTACTAATCTATCTCTTTCTTTTTGGAAGGGTGGCAGAGTTCGGCTTATTGCACCTGTCTTGAAAACAGGCATGGTTAAACCCATCGGGGGTTCAAATCCCTCTCCTTCCGTTTATTATGCCAAGAAACAAAATAAACAAAATAGACCTCTTATCTAGGATATATAAAATAAAAACAGAGATAGATGAAGGGCTAATAAATCAGAACTGGTCTGATTCTCAAAAGTTGTCTGCTACTCAAGTTTTATATAAAATTCTTGATGTTGTTCAAGAATATAGATACTAAAATAGTATAAATAAGTACGTAGTATTTACGTATCACGAGTAGTATGCACTAGTTCCTAGTATTTAAAATGGAAGTTAATTTGATCGGTCTCTATCTAGTACTCTTTATTATTGTAGGTATGATTGCTTACGCAGGAATAGAAGGTACTATGGACGTGTTTGTCTATTTAAATCTCCAATTAAGATTGGTTTACATAAATTTCAGAAAAGAGATTATGAAATTTAAATTAAAAAGAGGCCTTGATAAAATGCGTAATAACTATTTAAAAGAATTGGAGAAGCTTAATGACAAATAAAGATAGAGAAATATCCGATCTTTCTCTTGAACGCAAAGAATGCCCTAAGTGCGGCGCAATTTGGATAAATGATCAGCATTACTGGTCTGGAAACGGAAAGAAAGGAAACGAACTCGATTTAGCTGGGTTAGTTTGTAATAAGTATGGAGACGACTCTTGCATCAATCCAGCACATGGGTTAGATGGCGGAGATACCTGGGAAAAGAGATTTGCGAGTTTTGAAGAATTAGAAGACTTTTAATTTAGTAGATGGACGAGGATTTCTCTAAAGAAGATTTTAAAATCCTTGAAAAAAGGATGAAAGATCTTAAACTCCAAGAACTTTTTCACGAACCAAGTTATTGGGAAGATGAGGAAGACGAAGAGTAAATACTATTAAGTATCATAATGACAAAAAAAGACCGCGTCTCTATTGCGCATAGCCTATTCGTCGAATCTGTTATTAAACCAGATCCCGAGCTAAGATCGATTTCTCATGAGCAGCAATGCTTTTATGAACTAATGGAATGGAGAGACAAGGTTTTAGAGTTTTTAGAAAAAGAGCGCGAAAATCTCTAAGTTTAAAGGCAGATATATTGCATAAAACAGATATATCATCATGGCGCTATTTGGAAATAGTAAAGTGGCAGTAATTGAGTCTAAAATTCAGGGATATGAGAAATATTTTGAAAAATTAGACGAATCGATAGAAAAACTTAGCGAGGTTTCTGTGGGTATAAAAGAAATGCTTATTCGTCACGAAGGGAAGCTTGATGAAAGAGTTCTGTCTGAAGAAAATATAAATTTAAAGCTAGAAGAAATCAAGAAAGAAAGTCATGAGGAGCACAAGGTGCTCGAGAATAAAATCTTAGATATTGAAAAGAAAATAGAAGATATTTTTAGATGGAAATGGACCGCGGCAGGGGCAATATTAATCGTCGGCCTTCTTATCGGACAAGTGTTTCCAGACTATAAAGTAATTCCAGATCAAGCTATTGTTGAATTTGGCAATGATTAGTGTAAAGTCTCATAGTTAGTTAGTTAACTATGAGCTTTTTAGTAGCAAATGTACCTCCGCACAAATGCTATGTGCGAAAAGAATATCTCTATGATTTAGAAAGTGGCCACGGAGAGTTCACCGAAGCCGTCTGGATTAGCGTAAAATCCATCGCCCGCCGCGCTATATACATTGAGGCACTTTTACCGGAGTACGGGGCCCTCTATGACAAACTTCCGCTCCATGCGTTTGTTTCTGATCCTGAAACCCCTTCACCAGACCTCCCGCTTGATGTGATAGAGCTGTGGGATTGCTTTAGCTACGATATCACAGTGTTGGAAAAATTTACTCTTAGTGGGCTGAGGTGCAAGTTCCTTGGTAAGGACAAGCAATGGCACCATGGTGAGTATATGTTTACCATTGATGCTTGCGAACCAGACTATAATCGTCCGCGTCTTGGCCTATCAGAAACTCCCGACGAGCATAAGTCATTTAATGTCATTCAGCTCGATAATGGACAATATGCGGCCCAGCCTAATAACAGAGTGATTTGGTACGAGGCTTCTATGATTCCTAAAGAAACATTACGTCCAGACTTCAAGGTATCTACTCACGATTTTGCTGTAGAGATCGATCCATCTTGGTCTGTTGGTGCAAGTACTGAATGGCAATATAAAACTCCTGAAGAATCTGAAGAAATTTTTAAATATGATTTAAAGGATTGACAAGATGCCACTCTTCTTGTATAATATATTCATAGGAAATTGATCTGATGCTTACGAATCTTCAAAAAGAATTTTCTATAAAAGAGTTTCAAGATAACTTTGATACTCTAATGTCCCGCGTAGAAAACGGCGAAACGTTTACCATTTATGACGGACCTAATAGGGTTCTGATTATGCCCATTGATCAATTTCCTCAGCTCCATCCAATTAATAAAGTTTGGAGGGCTAGCGATTAAAAAACGCAAGGGACTGTCGCCTATTGGTTAAGGCCCACTGCTTATAACGGTGTGAACTGAGTTCAATTCTCAGCAGTCCCATTGCTCCTTTAGCAATCTGGTGAATGCAGCGAACTCATAATTCGCGTGAGGCGTGTTCGATCCACGCAAGGAGCACCTCAAAAAAAAATATGGAGTCAAAACTACAAAAATCACTAGAAATGCTTTTTAAAGCAAAATGGAATGTCCCTAAAGCAGCAGATAATTCTGGCTTAACTCAAAGAGACATGAAAATTATGTTCAATGAGTATTGTCGTTTAAATCCACCAACGTATGATCGCTTAGGTATTCCTACTATTTAATTTTTGTTAGCGAGTATGGCGGAATCGGTAGACGCACCAGACTTAAAATCTGTTGGGCATTAGCCCGTGGGAGTTCAAGTCTCCCTACTCGCATTAACACCTTATTATGAAAAAATTTCTTTTTCTTCTTGCTTTTATCCTTCTTCCTTCTTTAGTTCTAGCAAACGAAGAAAAAATTAAAAAATATAAGACCTACGACTCTCTTGGGTGTTTGATCTTAGAGGAGTGTAAAGACAATCTCAAGCAAATTAAATCGATTTCGGATATTCAACGTAGTTATCCTAACGTTGATTATAGCTACGTTGCTTCTGAATTTAATCAGATGCTCACCGCACTTAATAAAATTGGAGTTGTGGTTTTTTTAGCTGATGAAAAATATTTCCCACCTCTACACAGAGGAGTATATCATACTGTGAGTAATAAGCTTTATCTTAACAGCTCATATATGCAAGAGCCTGGGGTTTTTATGACCGTAATGCGCCATGAAGGATGGCATGCGGCTCAAGATTGTATGGCAGGAACAATCGATAACTCTATGATCGCAATAATAAAACCAGAGGAAGACGTTCCTGATTTATGGAGAAATATCGCAAAAAATACGTATCCTAAATCATCTTTGCCATGGGAAACTGAAGCTTTGTGGGCAGGAAAAACAAAAGATATGACAATGAAGGCCTTAAATGCCTGTGCAAATGGTAATATGTGGGAGGTCTATGATCCCACTCCGCTTACCCGTAAGTGGTTAAAAGAAAATAATTACCTAAAATGAAATTTGTAGTTGAAACTTATTTTGAAGGCAAAATAATTATGCGAGATGCTCCTGACGCAATAGATGGGGATGTTTGACAGTATATACTGCTCTTGCGATATAGGCACTTCTTTTTACTTTAAAGAATTACAAACTAAAGATCTAGATTGCTCTATGAGAACTTTTTGGATAAGTCCTACTGGGCAATTATTTGAGATAGATTACTCAGGTACTTATGACTTTATTGAAAAAGAAGATAACAACGGCCTTTGGTTTAATTTTGACAAAGTTAAAAATGGCAACAAAGGTAGAGTTTTTCCGTGCGCTATTACCGAGTTAATTGAGGTATATCCTGCAAAATGGAATTGCTATTATGCTCCGCTACCTCGAATAAAAGTTTTATTCATAGATGGAGTAATTGAGTCTCTTATCTAGTTTAATTTATGTCTTATCGATCAGTAATTAAATTTCAGTTTGATAGAAAGTGGAAAAAAGAAAATGGATTTTTTAGAGACGAAGATCTTCCGAATAATCGCATAAAAATTAAAGTCCCCGTACAAACGTTAAGCATTTCTAGTTTCTTTAGTACGTTTAAAGCTTTTTTACTTTCTGTAGGTTTTAAAGAAGAAGAAATAGTTAAAGGCGCACTTCTGTTTCTTGGTAATAGCAAAAGAGTCGAAGAACTTTTAAAAACTTACGGACTAGATATTAAAGGCAATGAGGACTCTAAAATTTGGGAGCAAAGATTTAAAGAATTAAAAAAATCTTATGAAAAATTGCTTGTAGAGAAAGAATATCTAGAAGGGTTTTCTTTAGGAGGAAAATGAAAAACATACTTGATAAATACTTTTCTTGGTCTGATAAAATTAACGAACCTTTTTATAAGCATAAAGATAGACTAGCTCTTTATGTAATTTTAGGGCAAAGTTTATTAGTCACATTGGCCTTATTTCAAATACACAATAAAGATAAGCTTACGTTAGTTTGTAAAGCAGACTTCTATAACGCTCAATTAGTGTGTAAAGAAAGATAATTAATGTTTTAAAGTTAAATAAGCATTTGGAGAAAAACTTTGCTTTCAACAAACTACCGACTCCGGCTGGAATTTATTTGCAATAAAATAGCAAATAGAGAAGAAGTTAAGCTAGAGGATATGATCTGGGCCGAAAAAATTGCTAAGGCAAATCGTTCTGCGGCGAGTATGCTCAGAAAAGCACGAAGAACCGCTGCGAATCCAGACATGGTTGAAGGAGGACTCGATGATTTCATGAACAAGATGGACTTAGGTGATCCTGACCCTTCCAACCATAGGACCAAATTTGAAAGCGTAGATGATTTGATTAATTGGTTCAAACAGGATAAAACTGACGACTGGAGACAAAGAGATTAATCCAATGAGACAACTCAGCACCGGTTTTTACATTACAACTATTTTGCTTGTAACTTTTTGCTTAATAGAAATACTACATCTCAACTATCATAGAGACATGAGCGCTCATTGCAGAGCAAACGGAGAAAGACTAAAGCAACACGTATGTACTGAAAATCGTGATTACTAATAAAGTAATAGGTTACTTACTAACTTCTCTTATTCTCTATCTATTTGCAATAGTTGCATATACTCTTTATTTAGATACAAGATCAAGATACCCAAATAATCTCTATGAAAGACCTCTGGAAAGAATACAAAAAAGCTTTATTTGAGACTATTCCACTAACTAACGGGAATACTTGGGCAGAATGGAGTGGTAAAAAACTTAGCCTAGTAGCAAAAACTTACTCCGGCGAGCACTTGATAAAATCCAGAGAAGCAGAAATCTGGAGCGATAGATCCTGTATTTATAACAATATTATCTATCCAAAAACTAACTCAAGATATTTACCTTATGGCGTTCCGTGTTTTGGCATGGACCTCATGGGCTTTTTTGACAAAAAAGTGATTATTGTTTTTGATTTCCAGCATCCTAAGTCTAAATACTTGTTCAAAACGCCTTACCTACCTGAGATAAAGAACGAGATTAGGTTCTTTGAAACAGGAAATCATTTTTCTCCTCATGCGTTTGTTGTGAAATGCACAGCAAATGATGTCGGGGATTATCTGGAAACGTTCAAAGAATACCTAAAAGTATATTCTCATATACTCTATTCTAACGAACCTACAGAAGAAGATACTTCAAAATATGCGGAATTTGACCAGTATATGAGAGACCTTGATCCTGTTGCTGGATATTTAAAATCTAACTTCGGAGAAGAAAAAGCAGAGAGCTTTGTTAATGACTTTTTGTTTACTTACTAACGTGGTATAATAAATTTATCGATCAAGATTGCCAAATTAGCTCAGCTGGATAGAGCAACGGTTTTGTAAACCGTAGGTCGTCGGTTCAAGTCCGACATTTGGCTTATTTTTAGTTTAAAGTTTTCTGCGCAATGAAATAATGCAGATATTATTTAACTTGATGGCCTTGGCCTCTTTTACTTTTACCTCTGCTGTGATAGGTAGTGGGGTTTATATTTATGCAAATAAAGCCGGAATAATCGAAAAAGTAAAAGAAAAGGTTAATGAGACAATAGCCGAAGAAATCTCTAACGCGATTCCTAGAGCGCTTGATCAGTCCATTACTCGTCCAGGTCCGTCTACTCACACTAAGCTTCTTTTCTAAATGTAAATTTTGAACATTTTCAGTTTACTTTGTGATAGAATACATGAGGTAAATTGATTAGGCCCGAGTGGTGTAACGGTAGCCACGACAGACTTAGAATCTGTTGCCGAGAGGCGTGGAGGTTCAAGTCCTCTCTCGGGCATATTCTTTACTTAATTTTAATATGATTAAAACTTTTTTTGGAATTTCTTTAATTTTTTTAGCAGGAGCAGCTTGTTCTTATCCATCCATTGAAGAAATAGAAAATCCTCCTTATACAATTATTGAGGAAGATTCTTCAAAAAAATCAGTAGAGGATTTTAAAGACGTTATACGATTAGAAGTTCAAGAAAAGTTTTGGACGTGCCCTAGTTGCTCATATAACGAGAAATATGTACTAAAAGCGTTTCAAGAGGAACGCAACATCAGGGACAAAAATGCTCTGGCTACTCTAATGGGAAATATTAAATCCGAGTCAAACTTTATTCCTAATGTTTGCGAAGGTGGCGCAAGAGTTTCTTACAAAAATTGCTATAAGGGAGGCTACGGGCTAATTCAATGGACATCTGTTGGCAGGTATAAGGGGCTCGGGACTTTTTGTGAAAGGTATAATTGCGATCCGTCATCTCTAGAAGGTCAAGTTAGGTATATGCTTAATGAGCCAATATTCATTAGATATTTGCCCGAATTCCAAGGAACGGGCCGCGAAGTTTCGCAATACATGGTCCCAGCGTATTATTGGTTAGGCTGGGGAATCGAAGGGCGCAGAAGGCAATATGCTTACGACTACACAAATAAATTTGTCTGGGCGTAAGATTGACAATTATGCCTAACTCTGGTATAATTTTTTTACTGACTCAATAGCTCAGCTGGATAGAGCAACTGCCTTCTAAGCAGTCGGTCGTAGGTTCGAATCCTACTTGAGTCGCCTTGCGGGGTTAGTTCAGCGGTAGAACGCTATCCTTCCAAGTTAGATGTCGTCGGTTCGATTCCGATACCCCGCTCTGAACCTTCGGGTTCTTATTCCACAATAGCTCAGCGGTAGAGTCGGTGACTGTTAATCACTTGGTCCCTGGTTCGAATCCAGGTTGTGGAGTTGGTAGTCCTTAGCGATTAACTAAGTAGACGCCATGATCTCCAGATGCCATTTGGTAGTTTCCTTAGTCTGGGGTGATATAAAGGGTCAAACTACCTGTAGGTGCCAAAACCGCTCCTCATCCCGAGTATTCTGTGGGTGAGTGAATGTAAAGAGTGGGGACATAGGTAAAGTCCCCAACGCCTACCATAACCTCTGGTAGTCTATTGGTAAGGACAGGCGGACAACGCACTTGGAAACTAGGTTCGATTCCTAGACAGAGGAAGATAGAGGGTAAGCCTCTGTTATATCCTTGAGGTATATTACGCTTACTCCATCAATAACACCCCTCAAGCCTATCCTGGGACGCCAGATGATGCTCAAACAGAGGGGTCACTCGGGAGATTAACTCAGCGGTAGAGTGGTTGCCTTACAAGCAATAAGTCACTGGTTCGAATCCAGTATTTCCCACTACGTCATATACACGTAAAATATTATGAATAACGATTGGAGATATTCAAAAGAACGCATGGATCTTAGAGCAAAGTCTCTTGAAATTCTTGGCAAGATTTTCACCCTTAAGCGAGAGGTGTATGAATTTTGCGACATGTGGATTTCTCAAGGTAACAAAGAAATAAAAAACATTAAGGGCGAGTTTATAAGATATATTAGAGACGTAAATTTAGTTAGAAACTATGAAGAAAAAACATGCAAAAAAAGCAGCAAAAAAGATAATTAAAGTTTCTTTAAAAAATCCCCAGTTATACAGTGATAGTGACGTAAAATACGCTGAGCTTATACTAAGTTCGTTTAAAAAGAAAAAGCAAGATTAAAGTATAGTTTATATACAAGGAGTATATAATGTACGAATATAAAATCAAAGAAATAACTAAAGTTATCGACGGTGATACTGTAGATATCATACTAGATTTAGGATTCGGTCTCTTTAAAAAAGAAAGAGTTAGAATTGCGGGTATTGACACGCCTGAAAAACGTACATCTGACCAAGATGAAAAATTATTAGGGTACGACGCTACTCATTATGCCGAAAAATGGTTCGGAGAAGACTGTAAGGAAATTATGGTCAAAACTTCAAAAGACGGCAAATATGGAAGAATGCTCGGTTGGTTTTATAAAGGAGAAGAATGCTATAATAAAAAAATTGTAGAGGACGGATATGCTTGGGCCTATGACGGAGGTACTAAGATTGAAAAGTCAATAGAAAGTTATGAGAAACTATTGAAAATAAGGGGATTTACTTCTTTCTCTGAATACAAAAGTTCTAAAGATGATTAACTTATTTGCTGCTTTTCTTTTAAATTGCTCGGATTTAAATATTTTGTTACAAAACTTATATTCAACTAAAGAATTAGATCCTAGTATAAAATTAGAGATATCTAATGAAGTTATAAAAAATTCTAATCCTAATTGTAAATTAAAAGAGAAGTTTATAGTAGAATAAAAACGTTAAAAAATAAATAGGTATAGCTCATGAATTCATTAGATGAACATATAGAAAAGAATAAACAAATTCTTTCTGATCCTTTGATCTCTAGCCAAAGAAGAAGGCATATAGAAGAAGAACTGGAAGATCTCGAAGTTTACTCAGAAAATCATCCTGGAGAAGATCACGATCCTACCCCTTTAGAGTTATTTTGTGATAAGAATCCAGATGCCGCAGAATGCAAAATTTACGATAACTGATTTAAAGGATCCTTATAAAGGATCTTTTTTTTTATGTCTGACTTTGTTGTTTGGTTTCTTAATAACCCTTATACGTTAGGAGTACTTTGCTTTTTATTAGTCATGGTTCCTATTATAGGGATTTGGGTCGTTCATTCTACTGATAAAAAATAATGGAAAGAAGTATAAATGACCCTGTGTGGAGCGTAATTATACTTTTATCTCTGGGGTTAATATTTACGTTATATGTCATAGTCTATATATTAAAAATGTCAAACGATGAGCAGAGATAATTTGACAAACCCACGCGTTTAGATTAAGATACTCATAGGATAAATTTTTGCTATGAATGTCTTCGTATTGGACAAAGACCCAATCAAAGCAGCGGAGTACCATTGCGACAAGCATGTCAATAAGATGATTGT